AGCCTATCTTAGCTGCCACCAAAACAAACCTGCCGCAGATCGCCACCTTAGGAGCCGCATCCGCAGCGGGCGCCGTAGGAGCCACGGGAGCCGTGGCAGGAGCAGCTGTCACAGGAGCGGCCGCACTGACAGGGCTCATTGCCTTAGGCACTGCTTCCGTCTTCACAGGAACCTATAGAGCAGAAGCCGGACAGGCCTATTGGGATTGGCGCACCAAAAAGGATAAAAACGGGAAATCTGTTTATACCCGAGAGCAGGCCATTGGCCATGCCAAGAGAGTCGGAAGAATCAATGCAGCCATTGAAACCGGTGCATGGGAGCTCGCACTCAAGGGCATCACCAAAGTCTGGGGGAGCGACGCAGCCAAAGCCGTCATCAAGAACGAAGCCGCTATGAAGAGACTAATCGGCGCAGGGAGAGCTGCTGTAGGAGCCAAAGCCATCGGATACGGTGCGAAACAGTTCGCCAAAGTGGCGGCGCCTGAGATCGCAGAAGAAGGTCTGCAGTCTCTTTCTGCAGATATCGATACGAACCTCTTTGGGAAAGAAACTGATCCCGTAAGAGAGATGATGGGAAATGCCTTGGACGCCATGATCGAAGCCGTCCCTTCTGTTGTTGGTATGTCGATCGGCGGTGCCGCTTTGGCAGGTGCAGGGGCCCATAGAGCCATGAAGAGAATCACTGGTCTCTCCGAAATGAAAGACGCCGTCATCGAATTCAAACGTGAGAACGAAAGATCCATGCTGCAGAAACTCATGGATCTTCGCTCCGAATCGTCCCTTTATAAAAAAGCACCGGAAACCTACCGGAAGACACTGCAGAACCAGCTCGATCGCACCGGCTCCGGCACGCTTTACATCGACGCTTCCGCAGCGGCCGAAAATGAAAAGACACACGATGCCCTAAACAAGCTCGTAGAAGACGGTACGATCACCGCTAAAGAATTAGATGACGCCATCAAGACAGGCAAGCCCTTAGAGGTAGAGACAGGGAAATACATGCAGACCGCCACCCCCGAAACCCATGAAGCCCTTTCCGACTACACCACCATGGACAAAGGAGAAAAAACGATCCATGCCATCCGGGAAGAACGCCAGCGCATGAAAGACATGATCGACATTGTCACCATGACACGCGAAAAAAGAGAAGCGGCCGCATCAGAAAAAATCCTGAACGACCACTTCTCCGAGGATACCGATATCGGAAGAGAGGACAGAGACACCGCAAGAGAAATTCTTTCCGGCGGCTTAGATCATATAGAAGACACCTGCAAGACCATCCTTCAGGAAGCCAAAGACGCATGGGGAAAGCTGACCGGCGTCAAAGAACTCCAGGACTACATGGAACGGAGAAAGACACAGGACGCCAACACATCCAATGAAAAAGGCGTCGATATGTTCGACGTCGGGGAAGGGAAAGATCGGGTACATCTCAGAGTTTCCAAGAACCCAGATTGGTATCAGGATTTTTACGGGGCATACGGAAGAGCACCAAACCAGCGTGAGCTCTACGATATCGCCCAAGAGAAAATCATTGCCGAGAATGATAAAGGTGATGAAGAATCCAAAGCTGCCATTGCAGAGATTGAAGAAGCCAAGAAGAGAGTCGAGTCCATCGAGAGAGTGAGTGAGACGCTGAAATCCTTAAACAAAGAAGATCTCATCGCCCAGACACTACTGGATCCCGAGACCTATGAAGAAGCCTACAAGCCGCTTCTTGAAGAAATCAAGGCCGCAGGAAACGGGGCTGTCACCAAAGCCGCGAGAGACTCCGCTTTAATCCTGGCAAAGCTCGCAGAGAATTTCCACAGGAATTACGGCGTGCCTTTGAAACTGGCCATGATTGCCGCTGGTGAAGTCAGTCCGGAGACCGCGTCTCAGCTGAACCAGTCCGCCATCGAGAACGAACTGCAGCTTGTGAAAGAGAAATACTGGAATACTGAGGAATGGATGAAAGCCCCGGACGGTACACTGACAAAGCTGACCGAGCGCCAGTGGCTGATTACCCATAGCGAAACTTTCAGGGAATGGTTTGGAGATTGGGAAACCGTGGAAAAGGTCACAAAGCTATACTATGGAAATCCAATCGTTATGACAGAAGGAGGATTTAAAGAAAAATTAGAGAAGGCAGCACGAGATAACGGAATAAATATAGCCGCAGATGCCGATTCCATACGAAAAGAGATTAAGGCCATTTTCAAAAGTCTGTACCCAGGTAAAGAATTATCAAAGGGGTACAGAGAACCGGGACGGGTAAAAAATCTTGACGGTGAGTTAATAAGTATCACTGTTTCATCGGCTAAGGAATTAAGGCATCACTCCACAAATCCGAGGACATTATTTTTGGCGGTTAACCTCGATTCTGTTATTGAAAACGCAACATTCCTTTACGAAGAAGTTAAAGATGAATCCAGAGTCAAAAAGTCAAATCAAACAACATTGGCTTATAGGTATTATGCGACACGCGTCGTGGTTAATGGGGAAGAATGTATAGCCAGAATTATTGTAAGAAAAGATAAAAACGGCAATTTATACTTTTATGATGGTGACATTACAAGTAATGAACAAATAAAAAAAGACCTACCTAAATACCTGTATCCGGATACCAAAACCGGGCAGAATTTAGGTAAGTCTCTCTTTACCCATAGTATACAGGAATGGCTGGCAAAAGTCAAAGAAACTACCGATAAAATCGGGGGAAACGGAGAAGTCCTAGCGAGCGTCGTAAACGACTTCGAAGAGAGCAGCACCTATCACCAAATGGCTGGAGAATATGCCCATAACGTTCTATTGGGAAAGTCGACAAAGAAGGATATGGCTGAGCGGCAGCTGGACGCAGATGAGAAATCCTTCGCGGACAGCGTAGATCGTTTCATTGCCGGTAAAGAAAAGTCGCCCATGGTTCGCGTGATGACAACGCCTCTCGTGCTGAAACTAACCGGGGCTGAAGTCCTTCCTGTGGAAATCGCCAAGACAGATCTTGAGAAAATCCTGAACGGAAAGCATGCAGGAGACATGACACCGGAGATTATGAAGCAGCTGCCGAGGGCGCTTACAAATCCAATCATGATCTTTAAGTCATATACAGGACCGAACGGAGAGGAACGCCGTGTGGTGGTGGTAGATCTCAAAGATCGCAATGGGGCAACCATCGTCGTCCCGTTTGAGCTAAAAGTGACTACGAGAAAAAATTACGAAATCAACCGGATTGCAAGCGCATATGGAAAGACGAAAAAGAAGTCGAAGATCCCATCATATGAGTGGTTTATCGGTCAATTAGATGAAGGAAATTTGCTTTATGTCAATAGAAAAAAGGCTATCAACGAAATTCTCCAGAGAAGCCCTAATTGGCCCATGCCTGAAGAAAAAGTCGATAACCTTTTATCTGCTCCTAATGTAGCAAATGAAGAAGACCTTGTCAAGCTGAAAAGCGAAAATCCCACCTACTACCAGACGGCTGCAGACAAAGACCTCGTCGTCTATCACAATGTTTCTACTGGCAAATTGAGAGAAGCCATCAAGCTGGGCGGCCTCCCGATGCCTTCCCTCGCCATCACGAAGAGGGATATCCCATTCGGGGACTTTGGGGAGATCACGCTGATCGGGGATAAGGACATGATAGACCCACGGAAATCTAGGTCGAACGAAGTCTTTTCCAGAGATGCCTATACCGTGAGAAAACCGGTGGTGAATTATGAAGCACCGGCGAAGATAGATAGCGATGCTTTTCACAAGAAATACGAAGAGACAAGAAAGTTCCTCAACAAGAATAGTATTGACGTAGGAGAAATTAACTTTTCCTTCTACGATGGGGAAGAGTCTCTTGCGGCAATGGAAAATAATATCGCAATTAAATACTACTACGTTAAGAACGTTTTAAAGAAAGACATCCCGATAAAAGAGCGGACAGTCACGCCTCCAGTAAGAGGCGAAAGGCTTTTCAAGGAGTATCCAGAACTTATTCATGCGCTTAAATCTTCTAAGGTAAAGAAAGGTGATTTTTCGGAAGTAGACCAAGCGGCTCGACCGTACTTTGACGAAATGAGACAAGATATCGCCATGGGAAAGGGACTGGTGGGACGCTCTAAGCGAGTATTGGCTAAGTGGACAACGAACGGACATATCAATGAGGAGGGCGTAAAAGAGCTGCTTTTACGGCTTTCTGCATACGAGGAAGATAAGAAAAAGAAACCCTACAAAGAGGTGGACAGACAAGATTTCGTAAAGGATTTACGTAAGACCATCGAAGAAGCAGGCATCGAGAGATTCACGGCGTTCGTCCGTTCCGAATTCGATAGCCTCTATAAAGACAGGTATCTTTGGGACAACGGGAAGAAATACGCGTTCAACATTGACAATATTGTCAAGCTGATGAAAAAATACCGCGGTACCAACAACGAAGGACCAGGCGGTATCAACTACGGCTTCAACAGCTTGCTTGCTTTCCTTTCCAAAAAGTTCACGTCAATTAGGGATATCAAAAATCATGAATCACTCCTTGCGCCGAACAAGAAAGAACTCGCCCGGTACAAGAAGGCGGAAGACATGTACAATCGCCTGATAGACGAAGCAGCTGAGCTCCGCGGCAGTTACGGCATGGATTTAGACATGGATCTGGCTGGGCTCATGAAGGACACGAGAGATGGGAAGAAAGATCTGCACGGATTCCCGGAGGATAAGAAATTCCTTCAGCACATCGAAGATTTTCTGAGAGAAGCGGACAAGGCAACGACGGACTACTTCGAAGCCAAGCCAGCTAGGAAGGTGACGTTCGACGAATTCTCCGGCGCTGTCATCCCGAAGGGGACACCGGAAGAAACGGTAAACTTTCTGGAATCACAAGGTATCGTGGTCCGTGAATATGACCAGGACGTAGAAGGCGACCGAGAAGCAAAGGCCAAAGAATTAGGCCAGAAGCTGAACGTATATTTCCAAAACAAATACCAGGGCTCCTACGACAGAAACGCCAACGTCATTGAGCTTTTCGACGGTGCGAATGAATCTACAGTCATCCATGAAGGCGCTCATATGTTCCTTTCTATGCTTGAGAACATGAGTCAGATGAGCGAAGAGAATGTCGCCACCTACTTCAACGGGGATACGGCGAAAGCACGCGCTGCATTGAAGAGCATGCGGGGCGATCTCTCTACCATTCGTTCATGGGCCGCCTTTTCCGAAGATCACCTCTCTGAGTACAAGGGGACTATTTTAGAGAAGGAATTCACCAAGTATGCCGAAGACATCAGAGCAGGGAAGGCCGGTGCCATGGAACGCTGGATGCAGGAACGCTTTGCCAGGGGCTTCGAAAAATACCTCATGGACGGCAGCGCACCCACCAAAGAAATGCAGGGGGTCTTCCGACGGTTCAAGAAATGGCTGACCGACATCTACAAGACAGCAAAGAACCTAGGAAACGTAGAACTTACACCTGAAATCAAAGACATCTTCGATCGTATGATTTCTACAGAAGCCGAAATCAACGCATGGGCCGCACAAAGGAAGCTAGAAGCCATCGACAAGACCGTCAACGTGAACCAGTCCGAACTGGGCAACCTCAAGGCATGGGCTGAGAGCGTCAAGGACAAAGCCCTGGAGAAAGCCATGAGTTACTACCTTCATATGGTGAGAGAAGAAGCCATCGAAAACTTCAAAGCCTCCATTTCTTCTGAAGAAGAGAGAACCAGCTTCATCGAGTCTCTGGGAGAAGAGAATGAGATCTATCAGATCGAGACCATTTACAACTCCGACACATTCCCTACAAAGAAAGACCGTGACGAATTTCTCCAAATGGCCGGGTTCACAGAAAAAGATCTGAAAGAGAAGCTGAGAGCTGCTGGCGGCACTACGGAAGAACGGTGGAACAAGCACATCGAAGAGATGGTGCAGCACTATCGGGAAGAAGCATTAACTCCGGAAGCCATCAGGGGCATGGCCGAAGAAATTCTTCGATCCCCGGAAGGTATGGCCAAGAAGTCTCGCATCGAAGCCATGCTGCTTGAAAAGAAAGTTTCTGCTTACATCCATCTCGTCAATTCTATGCAGATGGAACTTAAACGGTCCAAAGACAAGAAAAAGACCGCGAGAGAAATTCGCAAGCGATTGGGCCTTGTTTCCGAAAAAGAAACAACAGAGATCGACAAGCAGACAGATGTGATTGCCAAGTCGGAAGATAAGATCGCAAAGCTGGAGAAGCAGAAGAAGCTGCTAAAAGAGCAGCTTGAAAAAGCAAAAGCAGAAGCTGCAGCAGCCAAGGGCGAGAACAAGTCCAGAAAGGAATCACAGACCATTCTGGAAGGAAACATGCGGGCCCTTGAGGCTGAGCTTGAGAAGGAACGCGCCCAAAGAGCAAAGGCCGACAGCACCACAAAAGACGCAGAACTTACCGCTGCTGATCTTGCGGTGCAGCTCCAGACTATGGTAGACGGCCTCAAAGAGTCCAGAGACGCCATGCGCTTCGACATGAGGGAAATCAAAGAGGACGCCAGAAATACATTAGGCGGCGAGAAACTCTCCCACGCCACCAGCTGGCGATGGTGGGAGAATAAGGCACAGATTGCAGAAGCCCGCGCCATGAAAGCGGCCGCAGGCAATGACTGGGAAGGCGCTGCTTATTGGAAACGTGAGCAGGCGCAGTGCCTCACCATGGCCAAGTTCGCCAGGGCAAACGAAGAAGAAATCCGTCGCACCCTTCACGGAGGCGGCGGGAAAGTCACCACGCCTCTCCTTAACGAAAACGGCATGGAGCGCTACGGCATCTTAGGCATCCTGAACCGCATCTCCCGGACGGATAAACCAGTCATGATGAAGGACGACGCACGCTACTTCGTGCAGCACATGGCATACGTCTTAGGCCTGACGAAGAAAGACGGCATCTTGCCTATTGACGAGAGCGGGCAGGAGAGACCCTTCAACTGGCGCTGGCTTGCCGTAGAGATGAATCCCATGCAGGCTATGGACGATGATCGCTACGTGGCCGAAGACATCATTCCAGGATGGATGAGAAGCGCCTTCGAAGGCTCTACCTCTTTGAAGCTAAAAGACCTTACCATGGACCAGTTCCGAGAAATGGCAAAAGTCATGAAGGCCGTCTACAAATTAGGCAGGAGAGAATACGAGGGCAACACCTTAGGCACCTCTTTCGATGACGCGGCACAAAAGATCCACGATGAGATTTTAGGCAACTGGACGCACCGCGTGGCCACTCCGGGACTCAAGAACCAGACTGCCACTAACCTAGACAGGCTGGGGACAAAAATCCACAACCTCATCAAGGACATTACGCTTCCCGAGATTCTGATCGAACGGATGGGGAAGTCTGCTGCCGAGTATTTCTATAAACCCATGGACAAAGCGGCTGCCCATCTGCGAGAGCTAAAGAGTGCAGCACGAGTCACCTTCCGGAAGAACTTTGCGATCTACTCCAGAAAAGAATGGACTGCCATCCGAAGCAAGAAACTTTACACGATCGGCCTTGATGAAAGAGGGAAGCCTGTATCCTACACAAAGGAGCAGCTCCTCGCCATGGCCTTAAACTTTGGCACCAAGTCCAACAGGGCACGCCTCATAGAGACCTTATGGTTGAGCGATACCTTGAACACCGACGAGAAAACCATACTGGACATGCTGGATAAGAACCTCACTGACAAGGACTGGGACTTCGTAGAGAAGGTATGGGATCACCTCAATTCCTACTGGGGCGAGAGAAACAAAGTCCAGAATGATCTCTACGGCACGCCCTTAGGGAAAGTTCAGGGCGAAGATTTCACGCTGAAGTCGGGACGTGTCATCCATGGCGCGTACTATAGAATCAAGTACGATCCATTAAGCAGCACGAAGACAAGCAACTTCTCCACAACAGACATCGCCAAGATGGACATGCAGAATATTACCTCCTTCTCCTTAGGCATGGGGAGCACCAAGCAGCGTGCGGGAGCTTCCGGCGGGCAGAAGCTCCGCCTCGACCTCGACGTATATGTAGAGGCTGTGAACGAAGCCATGCAGCACATCGCCATGCGAGAAGCCACCGTAGACGTCTACAAGCTCCTCAATCGGAAAGAAGTCGTGGCAGCTATCGAAAACACCGCAGGCCCGGAAACCCTTTCTCTGCTGCAGGGATGGGCCAAAGACTGCTGGCACTCCTCGATCAAGGATATGAGCGAATGGGACTCTACCTTAGGCAGAGCCCGGCGGCGCTTCAACTTCGCGACGATGGGGTTCCGATTCTCCACAGCTTTACTGAATATCGGGAACATCACCGGCATGATGGAACGGATGGGAGCAGCCAATGCCCTAAAGGCCGTCGGAGATTTCTATTTTCATGGGAATATCGTAGAGCAGCGGCGATTTATTCAAACCAAGTCCACTATGATGAGAGACCGAGGGGCCACCATCGATAGGGATATGTACATGCAGGACAGATTGCCGGTAGGGAAGAACGAGTCCGAGTTCCGCTCCAAGATCGAGCACGGTAAGTATGGCGTCGATACCTTAAACTCCAAGGCCTACTGGCTGATCCAGGCGACAGATGAAATGTTTTCCTTGCCAGAATGGTTATTCACTTACAAGAGAGCCATGGCCGCTATGGAAATCGAAGGCAAGCTCAATAGAGACGAGATGGACGCAGAAGCCGTGAGACTGGCAGATAAAGCCGTGAGAGAGACTTTCGGATCCAATGAGACCAAAGACCAGACCAGCTTTATCAGAAAGAACGGGATTCTCGCACAGATGACCACATTCTATAGTTATACCAACCTTGTTACGAACCAGTTCATCCGCGCAGGGTATATCTTATACGACAAGGGAGATGTGAAGCCGCTCCTTGCGGCCACGTGGTATTGGTGGATCCTAGGCGCTTTAGTCGAAACAACCTTACGAGAAATTGGGGACGACTCTGATGATGAAGATAAATGGAAGAAGAAATTCCTCCATGTCATCGCCTCCGGCGGCCCCATTGGCGGCGTCCCTCTTGCAAGAGAAGCCGTCCCGTGGACGGTTGACTTCTTTACTGGGAAATCCTTCGGATCCGCCGCCCCAGACGCTCCATTCTTTGATACCCTAAAGCACATGGAAAACTTCCTCAGAGCCACCAAGAAAGGCGATCTCATAGAGATGGGGCGAGGAGCCACCAAGGCCATCACAAGGACATCCATACCCGTCCCGGATACCATCACAGATGCCTTCTGGAACTTCATGCGAATGGCCTGCACAGACACCGAATTCACCATGTGGGATTGGTTCAGGAAATCCCTTTGGGACAAAACACTCAAGGAGAAGAAAAAATGATCGAACGATTTTATTATCGGCTGATTGGTTGCCATCCGTAGAAGTGAGTCAGCGATTCATTTAGAAAGGAGGGATTACATGATCAATACAAGCGTCAACCGCGTACTGTACAAAGGGGACGGGACGAATACCGCATTTCCCATATCGTTCCCTTTCCTGGACAAAAAAGATATTACGGTAGCGCGGGTAAGCAAAGATAATGAAACCACAGAGCTCAAGGGAGACTACTTCATTGACGACACATCAAGGACGGTTCATTTCCCTGGCTATTCCCCTGGAGAAGACAAGCCGGAAGCCGAGCGACCGCCAGTCCTTCAGTATGGTGAGCGTCTTCTGATTTATCGCAGCATCAAGATTAACCAAGAGTCTTCATTAGGAAATGTATGGCCGTTCGATGTCATCGAAGATGCACTGGACAAAATCACCATGATCATCCAGGACTTGAATGAGAAGCAGAAACGCTCCATTCAGATCCCGGAATCAGCTGATCCGGATGCTTACCGTACGAATTTCCCTTATCCCAAAGAGGGGAATGTCATCGTTTGGAGAGGCGGGAAGCTCGTCAACGAAGACTACCAGAATGCCATAGGGCAGTACATAGATCAGGCAAAGAAATCTGCAAATGCAGCAGCGCAGAGCGCCGATCGTGCAGAAGCCAGCGAGATCAATGCCAAGGAAACTTTGAAAATTTTCGAAGTTAAGAAGAAAGAGTTGCAAGACTTCGTCATGGAACTTGAAGACGGATCCGAAACGGATCTTAAGGACTATACCAGAAAACTACTGGAAAGTCTTGATACCTACGGAACGAATATCAAGGAGGAACTTCTTGCATTGGTAGAGAGTGCAAAACATTATTCGGAAATCGCTAAAGAAGCGGCTGGATTCGATCCTGAGCGCTACTACACCAAAGACGAAACCTCACAGAAAATTCAGGACGCCATTTCCATGATCCTTGAATTTGATGACAAATCATTCTAGGAGGTAGCTATGTACAAAGTCATACAGAACAACCTGTACCTGACAAGGGGAGACACTGCCGTATTCCCTTTAAAAGTCACGTACATGGATGATACAGAGTACAACTTCGAAGAGGGAGACAAAGTCCTTTTTACCGTCAAGAAAAAGACAACAGACGGCGAAGCACTTTTTCAAAAAGAAATCACCAACGGGATGCTGTTTCTCATGCCTGAAGACACGAAGGCCCTTCCATACGGAAGATACTGCTATGACGTGCAGCTTACGAAGCAATACGGGACAGTAAGAACCATTATCCCTCCGCATATTCTGAAGATCTGCGAAGAGGTGACGTTCTGATGGGACCGCTTAAAGGGATCTTCACTGCAGAACCTCAGATTCAAGGAGAGTTTCTCTCGTTTGGTTCCAGAGAAGAAATGTCATACCAGGAAAGAGAAGTCATTCCTTCAGCCAAGGATCAGATCATCACGCCCGAAGGAGTGAGAGGCTGCCTTTCTAAAGTGATTGTCAGAAAAATCCCTCAGAACTACGGGAAAATTTCTTACAACGGAGAAGCACTAATTGTCGAATAAGGAGAAAGAGTATGAGTAAAAATGTAAAAATCAACGGCGCGACCTACGAAAACGTACCGAAAGTATCCATTCCATTAGCCAAGGGCGAAGGGAATGCAGATTTCTACGACACGTCATCAGACACAGCAGGCGCCGGTGACATTCTAGTCGGGAAAACAAGTCACAATGCAGACGGCCTGGTTACCGGCTCCATGCCAAATAATGGTGCAGTCACCGGATCTGTTGGCACTAAGGATGGAAAGTACATCATTCCGGCGGGCTATCACAACGGCGCTGGTGCAGTCATCATCGATGCAGCCGAGCAGGCCAAGCTGATTTCCGGAAATATCAAAGCGGGTGTCACCGTATTAGGAGTGAGCGGCTCCAGCAGCGTAGTAGAAACCAAAGATGGGACAGCGACCGCAGGAGAAATCATTAAAGGGAAGACAGCCTATGTAAATGGTTCAAAAATAATCGGCGCACTCTCATTGATTTCCGTCACACAGGACGCAATCACTAAAGCACTCACCATCAAATAGGAGACGCTATGAAACAAAACGTGAAGATAGCCGGAGCTGCATATTCTGGTGTACCTTCCGTGATTATTCCTACAACAACGGGAGGTATAGCAAGGTACGTCGAGATTTCAGATACCAGCGCCACAGTAGCGGACGTCAAGGCAGGCAAGACATTCTATCAAGCCGACGGGACTTTTGCTACAGGGACAGGCACGGCTGCTGATTACGAAAGTTTCGACGAGAAAGAATTCTAGGTGAAACATGAAAGGGTTAGTATCAGATACCAATCTTAAAGCTATAGGGAACGCAATTCGCGAGAAAACTGGGAAAACAGCAACGATTAAAGTTGCGGACATGGCCGAAGAAATCAAATCAATTAAAACAAGACCGAAGTTTATTATCAAGAAAGCAGATGGGACAAACAAACCAGTTTGGTCCATTGTTTCCTCCAAGGACAAACCGGAGGGCGCCGACGTGTGGACGAAAGGAGTATAACAATGGCATTAAAAGAAACGTGGCAGTCTTACAACGAGACGACAAAGCAATACGAAACATCGCATCCAGAGACGGAAGTTTCCCAGGTGGTAGGACTTGCTGCCGCTATCGAAGCGGGGGCTAAAAGCGCGATCGATAAAGAGGGTTCAAAAACTTATGCGCCGAAAGAATCCCCCACCTTTACAGGGAAAGTAACGGCCGCTAATGTTGTTGTATCCAAATCCTTAACCATCCCCGGAGGTAAAGTATGGATAGAATAAAAAACGCCATCATACATTGGTTAGGCGGATGTACTGCTGAAGAAAAGCACACCGTCGAACTTCAGCGCGACCGTCTGTATGCAGATCTGAAGGCGAACGAGCAGGAGTTAGCAGAGGTAAATGCAGAATTAGACAAGCTGAAAGCCGTTAATCGTGATACCGTGTTGGATATTGACGGTAAAAAAATATGGGTGGACTAGGAGGACACGATGGGGACACTTACAAAAAAACTTCACATTCTCAAAACAGGCGGAACGGAAGAGACCTGTAATATTTATACAACAGCCGAAGAAGTAGGCGGCAGTCCTTACCTTGCTCTTGAGGTTGACGGAGCAAAAGGGTATGTAAAGCTAGGAAGTACTACAGATGCCAATGCGACCCATTTAAGAGTAGAAAAAGACGGTGTGATCTATGCTGCATGGAAAGAAGCCGTGACCTATGTCAATGTAACAATTACACAAAGTGACAATCAGACGATCCACGTATATACTCCAAGAAAGAGTGGCGGCACAGACCACACATCCTCCTTCACTATCCCCAAGGGTACGACCTATGAAGCAGAAGTTATCCATGCTAGTGGTTATATAGCAGGAACGCTGAACGTTTCGACGGGGGGGATAATCAATAGCGATATGACATTTAGTGCTAGTGGAGCTGCGTCAAATGTACCGACAGGAAGTAAAGCAATCGAGGTGAAATATGGTCAGAGTGCGTTGATTACAATTCCAAATGACATTAGAGTAGTTCGGGTAGGTGATAATTATATTGGAGTAACTCCAAATAAAGAATACACACTTACTGGATGGATACCATTCATCCACCATACTGGCGATCATGGTGCCCCATTTTTACTGAACGAACACAGTGGTGTCTATTGGTACGGTACATCACCGGAGAATTATCCAGACCAAATGGAAGCCAGCTTTACTGTTTATTGGAGTCCAACAATAAACGAACACAGTCCCGATGTTACAGATTATTAGTTGTATACGAAAGGTGATTTGATGAAATCAGGAACATTTACAAATAATACATCGTTTTCAGTAACGGCTGCATCAGTTAATGTACCTACAGGGGAAATTACAGTGGGTGACGCCGTAGATTTTACAGTTCCAAATGGGGTAAGAGTTCTTGAAGTGTCGGAGAATTATAGTTCATATTCGCGGTACGTAGGCGTTACTCCGAATACAACACACCATCTCGTACTTGGACTCGAAGAAAACGACCCAGGGGTTAGAATGACTTATCGTCTAGAATGTAGTACGCATCATTACAAACAATACATTGCTTGGACGAGCTCAGAAGATAGTGAGAGTGCGGTAATTAGATGGTCACCAGAGATTAACAACCACACACCAGATTTCACTGATTATTAAGAGCAGCATAGAAAGAAGGGGAAGTCATGGATTTGGAGGGAAAATATGGAATTTGATCAGTTTTCAGAAGCCATCAGCAAAGCGGCCAGCCGTCTTGGAAACTACTGGGAGGTAAAAGTCATAGCGAGTGGGATGCTAGCTGCTGCACAATTTCATCTTGAGCTTGTGTCCCTGTTCGTGATACTCATTGTCATTGACTTGGCCACAAAGTGGATAGAACTGGCGCATAACACAATCAAGACCGATGATTATACGCCTAGCCTTGTAGAAAGCATCAAGGCAATTCCGCAGGCCCATCGCATGGGCGTTATATCCAGCAAGGCGATGAAAGTGCAGTTTTGCGGGAAGATCATAGTCTATGTCATCGTAGTCATGGCTGGCTCTATCATGGATACCATGACGGAACAGGTACACCGTTTCGGTTTAGTTATGCCGCTTTGTGTATCTTACTTAGCGGCGTCTGAGTTTTTGAGCATTATCGAAAACTTGGATGAGGCGGGCATTTCTGCGGTACATAATTTGGCGGCTTTAGTGAAAAGAAAGGGGCAGTCATGAAAGTCATAGATATCTCAGACTGGAATGATCACATCAACTGGTCACATATGATTGACGAAGGCGTAGAGGGGGTTATCGTAAAAATCAGTGAAGGGCGCACGCTCTCCGAGCTTCACGGGAAGCACATCTCGGCAGCCGCCGCACGCGGCCTTCCATGGGGCGTCTATTGCTATACGCACGCCCAGACCACAGAACGAGCAGAAGAAG